ATCACCCGAAACGATGTCATCGCGGCCTGGCGGATGAACCCCGCGCTGGCCGGCATCATCCCGGAGAACACCGGCGGGTTTGGCGACATTGAAAAGATCGATCGCGTGTACACCAGTAACGAGATTCGACCGATTTGCCAGCTGTTCGATCAGTTGAACGACCGGTTACGCGAAGATAGGCGCTTTAGCTGGAAAAATGCGCGAGATGCAGTGGATACCACTGCATGAAGAACCTTTCTTAGCGAATACCACTACAAATTGTGGCAACATGGTGGCGATCAGCTGCCCCTGGGGAGGGACACAATGAGAGTTGTATGCAAGTGCGGCCACAAGGGCCGAATTGCTTCACGGGAAGAGGTAACAACGGAGTTCGTGAAGCTGTATTGCCAATGCCTGGACGCAAGGTGCGGGCATACGTGGGTGTCGAACCTGACGTTCTCGCACACGCTCAGTCCGTCTTCGCAGACCTTCGAACGCATGTTGATCGATCGGTTTCGCGAGTTGCCCAGGGCAAAGCAGCGGGAGCTTTTCGAGCAGTTGGGATCGCAGGCGGTGGCGTAACTGCAAATCGCCAACGCAGAAGCGTCGGCGATCGGGATCACTCAAGGAATGAAATTCAGCCCTCTACTGGCTCCTTTGGGTTCACAGCCAGTATCTCGGCAACTCGGCGGACTTGCTGCTGCTCCACCTGGCTCAACCGTCGATAGAGATCGATCAAACGGCGCTCGATATTTGTGAGTCCAGACGTATCGAACTCGGTTTTCTCGAACGCGGTGCGATCGTTCATCTTGCGATCCAACATGCTTACTACTCCATAAAGTGCATTGCTGAAATGGCTTTATGGGGCGTAGCAAACGGCATTGGAATGAGAGTTATCCCAATGGATGAAAGGCTTTGTTGCGATTTAAGACCGTTGCCGGGCGGCGTCGTCGGCCATGGCTTCGAGGATGCGGCGAATCGCTTTCTGGTCGTCTTCAGGAATGCTACGGAACTGTTTTACCAAGCAATCTTCGACGTCTGTCAGTGCCTCATTCGGCAACGTCTTACGCGATCCATGAACGATATACGCAATGTCAAAATCGAGCAGCGAGTTAGCAAGACTCAGGTAGGACGCAGGCGCATCGCTGGCGCCCGATTCGTAGTTGCCCTGGGTACGTTTGGACACGCCAAGTTTTTCAGCCAGTTGATCTTGAGTCAGGCCAGCACCGGCGCGAAGTTCCCGCAGCCTAGCGCCGATCTCTTCGGAGAGAGTCAATATTTTTCCACTCGCATATTTACATTGGCAGTTTTTTGCCACATTCTGCGCTCGTCATCACACGAAAACGCAGAGATTTGCACTATGCCGAACACAAGCATCACCGAGCAAGCCCGCAAGAAAGCCCGTGAAGCGTTGGAGAAGCGCGGTCAGTCCGCGAAAGATTTTGCTGCTTTGCACAACCTGAGTCCCAGCACCGTTTATGCGGTGCTGAGTGGACAGAGCCAATGTCGCCGTGGGGAGGCACACCGAGCTGCCGTTTTACTAGGCGTTAAACAAGGTGTGATCGAACAGTAATGGCATGGGCCAACAGGGAAAAGTAGAAGATGAAAAGCCCGATCCTAGACACCCGCAAAGAAGTTATGAGCGAGATCATCCGCAGCTATACCGGCGGACGCGAAGCCGCCGCTGCACGCTTGGGGCTGAAGCTCAAGAAGTTCGACAATCATGCCTACGAAAACGCCGGATGCAGTCCTCTCAGTGACTCTCAGGTTTTCATGCTTGAGCAGGACTGCGGAACTCACCACTTCCCAAACTACGTCGCCTCAATGTACGGCGGATTGTTCGTTCCAGTGGCTGATCCTGAAACGCTAGACAACGTCGAGCTATACGCTCGATCGCTACAGGTAGCGGCAAAACGCGGTTGCGTCGACCAGGCGATCGCCAAGGCGCTGGAGGACGGTTCAATCAGCGAAGAAGAAGCCGAACAGATTCTGGACGCTCACAACCTCCACGTTGCTGCACGGCATGCCGAAGTGCTTGCCGCAATAGCTCTTTACCGCGCAGGGAAAGCTCAATGAACAATCTGCCTGCAGTACAGGAATATCAGGACATGCTCAAATCTGCGGCGTCGGTGTTTCTTGAACGGCACCGGTGCGAACATTTGAGCGACGATCAGCAACTGATCAAACGAGCTGTGCAGCATTTGGTCGCGGACTTCGACGTACTCACGCCGACAGCTGAAAAAATTGTTCACCTGGCCTACAGCGATTTGTCTGTTGTCAGCGATCGGCAGCGACTGGATGTAATGACCAGCACACCGACACACACCGTTATCACTGACACAGGCACCGGTGACGTTTGGGCCATTCCCGTCAGCCTGATTTACGAACGCATCCTCAACGCACCGGACAACGGGCGTTTCCGCGTCACCACTCCGTAACACCTAACCACTAAATCCCCGATCCCCCATTCCCGTGGGTTTGGGTGAGCTGCGCCCGAAATTGAGGTTTGACGATGGAAAACGCCCTGAACATCAACGCAAAACTGCCACCGGTGCAGGCCGAAGCGCTCTTGGCCAACCTGCGCGAACAGTACCGTCTCAGCCTCAATGACCTTTGGTATTCCGACCATTACCGCCTGATCCCCGAAGGGCTGCGCCACAGGTCGATCCTCACGAACGATCCGGTGATGGCCGCTCGAAAACATCTGATCGGCGCCCTCGCCGGCGCCCTGACTCAAAGCCTCAAAACAGTGAAAAAACCATGAGAGACGATCTCCGCTCCGACGTCCTGCAGCGCCTTGAAAATGACTACGGCCTAAAACACCGTACCGGCACCGACTACATGCGAGGTGGTGAATGCCCCAAGTGCAGGAAAAAAGAGCTGTATTCACGTCACGACAAGCCGTGGCTGGTTATCTGCGGTCGCCCTGAAAAGTGCGGCCACACTATGCACGTCAAGGAGATCTACGACGATCTTTTCGAAGACTGGAGCAAGCACCAACGGCCACAGCCCGCGCCTATCTGGAGTTCGGCCGGGGCTTCGACATCCAGTTGATTGCTGGCTGGTTCACGCAAGACACCTACTACTCCTCTCAGCACAACGCAGGCAGCGCGACAGTGCGTTTCTCCTTAGAGAAAGGCGGCTACTGGGAACGCTTGATCGACAAGCCGGCACGCTTCGGAAAGATGAAAGCGCGTTTCGCTCCGGGTGAAAGCTACCGGGGGGTGTGGTGGTGCCCGCCCTGTGTGGATCTGCTCGAAGCGAAAGAAGTGTGGATCGTGGAAGGCATCTTTGACGCCACCGCCCTGGTGCACCACGGCATTGCCGCCGTGTCCGCCATGTCATCCAACGCCTTCCCGGCTGACTCGCTGCAAGCGTTGGTCACAGCACGCCCCGGCAATCTGCCGAAGCTGGTTTGGGCGTTGGACAACGAACCAGGTGCACACGTCTACACCAAACGTTGGGTGCGTATGGCCCGCGAATTGGGCTTTACCTGTGAGGCCGCGCAGATCCCTCAGCGGGACAAACGCAAGGTCGATTGGAACGACTTACACCAGCGCTGGCAGTTCTTGGACGAAGGCGAGAAGCGCGACGCCCAAATTGAAAAAGACATCACCATTGCTCGGCATCACGGCGCGCTGCTGATCGCTGAGAACGCTACCGAAAAAGCCCTGGTGATGTTCGATTGGAAGCGTCGAAGCGAATTTCATCTGGAGTTCGGCAATCGCCTGTATTGGTTCAAGCTTGATCTGGAGAAATACAACAAGGCCATTCAGGAACTGGAGGACAGTGAGCATCACGACGATCAGCAGCTGAACAACAAACAGATGCGGGCGAAAGCCATGCAGCAGTGCGGCGCGCTGCAGCGCATCGCTACCTGCAATCCGAAAGCCCTGTACTACCAGGAAAACAAGCTCACAGACGAGTCCTGGTATTACTTCCGGATCACGTTTGCACACGACGCTGCGCCGATTAAAAACACTTTCACCAGCGCTCAGATCTCTTCATCGGCCGAGTTCAAAAAGCGTCTATTGGGCATTGCCCCCGGTGGGATGTTCACCGGCACAACGCAGCAATTGGACGCGTTCATTGAGGAACAAACCGACGCTCTCAAGACCGTTCAAACCATCGACTTCACGGGCTACACCCGCGAACACGGCGCATACGTGTACGGCGATGTGGCGGTACGCGACGGTAAAATCTTCAAACTGAACGAAGAAGACTTCTTCGACATGGATCGCTTGAGCATTAAAACGCTCAGCCAGTCAGTGACCTTGAACCTGAACACTGACCTGGAGAAGTTCGACACCGAATGGCTCGACATCATTTGGCAATGCTTCGGTGCCAAAGGGCTGGTCGCCCTCGCCTTCTGGTTCGGCTCATTGTTCGCCGAGCAGATCCGGCAGCATCAAAAGAGTTACCCCTTCATGGAAATTATCGGTGAGCCAGGCGCCGGTAAATCCACCCTGATCGAATTCCTATGGAAGTTGTGCGGACGTCTCGACTACGAAGGTTTTGACCCCACTAAAGGCACCCCAGTTGCTCGGGCACGAAACTTTGCCCAAGTCGGGAATCTGCCGGTGGTGTTGATTGAATCTGAGCGCGAAAAATCAGATGGAAGCCAAACCCGCCAATACGACTGGGACGAACTGAAGACCGCCTACAACGGCCGCAGCGTTCGCTCAACCGGTGTAAAGAACAACGGTCACGACACCCGCGAACCGCCCTTCCGTGGCGCCGTGGTCATCGGTCAGAACCA